GTGAGCTCTTACGCTTACGCGACGAGCTCAACGAGATGTAATCTCACGATAAGCAAGGTCATCAAGAAAGATGATAATTGGTGATTGCCTTAGTGTTCCATACAATATGTTATTATTATACCATGAGTTATACAAAAATGCAAGTTTTATTTTTCGTAGGGGTATGATTTCGTTTATTGCTTTAGTTTAGCTGAATGTAAAAATATTTTATTTTTGTAAAATTAGTTGGAAATTGATGTTATTTTTTGCGTCTTGTCGGTCGTGTGCTTCTCGTAAAGTAGTTTTTCTCCTCGTTTGTAATCTTCTGTTGTCGACGAATTGCAGCATTTTTAAGTCTTTGCTTTTTCTGTGCTGGTTTCTCGTAGAACTGTAGCTCTCGAATTCTTAGAATAGTGCCATTGTTATCCACTTTTCTTCTTAGAATTCTTATAGCTCTTTCGACTTGATTGTTGTTTACGAGGACTTTAATACAGTTCTCCTATGAAATGTCCACCCTCTTTTGCGAAGATAGTTGACTTGTGATGTGATTGCGGAGGTGCTTCTTTCTAGTGCTTCTGCGAGTTCCTCTACAGGTTTTATGTTATAGAAATCCTTGAGCAGTTGTCTATCTGCGGCTGTCCATTGATTACTATTATACATTTTCATACAGGTATTATAACAATTTTGAGTATCAATGTCAAGTATTATTTTTAGGTATGGTTCAAATTTATCTTGACTTGTGGTTATATTTCAAGTATAATATATGTAATAAAAATTTATTTAAGGATATATATGGAATACATTGATATGGCGTATCTTATCATACTGCTCGGTTGTGGTTATACTAGTTGGGTTGTGGGTAAGAAAGAAGGAATTGAAAAGACAATAGACTATTTAGAGCAAGAGGGATTGTTGGAGTTCGATGACACTCCCGAAAATATTTCTTGACTTTAGGTGTCACTTTTGATATAATATAAAAAGTAGGCAGAATAGGTCTGCTTACATTTGGGTCAATTCCGAAAGGGTTGGCAAGTATTAACGAAAGTGATATTAGGAGAATTATATGACGATTGATATTAGTAAATTTTGGCTTGGTATGGATAACCAGTGGCTTATGAACAACACGGACACATCATATCCAAGATATAACATAGTCGAAAACAGACAGGAAGGAAACTATCGAATAGAAGTTGCAGTGCCTGGCTGGGGTAAAAAAGAATTAGAGGTGGTTCATGAGAATGAAACACTACTAGTTAAGGGAAATAAGGAAAGGAAACTTGGTGAACACGAACAGTTCGTACATCAAGGACTCAGTCTTAAATCTTTTGAGCGTAAGTTTATACTTAACGCTGATTTAAAAGTAGACAGTGTCGAAAAAGCAAATGGCTTATTGACAATCGCTTTGTCTAGAACTCCGAATTCAAAAAGGAAGATATTAGATATCCTCTAGGAGAATAACATGAGAACAATAGTTCTTAAACTAAGACAAAGTATTTGCAACGAGGGAACGTTTTGCGAAATAGCAGAGACAATATGCCTATTAGGTATAGTTTCAGCAACAGTGCTCGCTATGATGCCTCTCGTCTAAAGTATGTATGTCAAGTATGGAATTTATAAACTAAGCCGAGTTCAAAGAGAAAGCTTATGTTAATATTAAGTTCTAATGCTTTAGAAAAAATAAACGACCGAATCGCCTCGCACAAAGTGTGGGGCGTGAGGTTACTAATGAAACCCGGCGGCTGTGGCGGTTGGGAGTGGGAATTAAAATACGAAGACAATCCTAGTGAGGGCGACCAAATATTCTATGAGAAAGTGGCAGTTGACCCGATGACTCTATCTTTTGTTGATGAAATAAACATTGATTACAAAGAAGATGGGTTACAGGAAATGTTTACAATTACAACCCCTAATGCAACAGCAGAGTGTGGGTGTGGAGAAAGTTTTACAATATGAAGATTTCAAACGAGGGTTTATCCCTTATCAAAAAATTTGAAGGCTGTGAGTTAACAGCTTACAAGTGTGCAGCAGGTGTATGGACTATAGGATATGGTCATACCAAAGGTGTGTACGAAGGACAAACAATAACTCAATCCGAAGCAGAATCAATGCTTCAACACGAAATGGAAGAGTACGAAGGCTATGTTAATAGTGCAGTTATGGTTCCATTATCACAAAATCAATTTGATGCCCTAGTTTCTTGGGTATTCAATCTTGGTAACGGAAACCTTAGAGCTTCTACATTATTAAAAGTAATAAATCTAAGCGATATGAACGGTGTACCAGCACAAATCAAAAGATGGAATAAAGCAGGAGGTAAAGTTCTAGAAGGACTTATACGTAGGCGTGCAGCCGAAGCACTTCTGTGGGAAGGAAAAGAGTGGGAAAATGTATGAAAGACTGAAAAAAGTCTGGTACAAAGTACAACGCTTTTGGTTTTGGTTAAAAAGTTTATTTGTAACTTACTACAGTATAAAAGTAAGTTATAATTCTACTTGGGGAGACTCAGACGACCAAGAATACATAGTCAAAAAGTTTATAAAGAAACAACCAAAGTTTGTATCATTCATAACCGATGAAGGAGATTTGATAGAAATTAGTGGTGCAGAAGGACTAAACTATAGGATAACACAATTATGAACCAAATGTTAATGGGAGTAGTAGTAATACTAGGAATGGGAAGCTATTATTTATACCAAGAAAATCAAACATTGGCAGCAAACAATCTTCAACTAGAGAGTGCAATAGTGACGCAACAACTAGCTATTGAAACTATGGAAGCAGACTTTCTTTTACAGACAGGACAGCTTCAAGAGATGACTGCTAAGAGCCAGAAGGCTCAACTAGAACTGAATAGATATAATCAGTTTATACAAAATTATGAACTGGCAGCAAAGATTATTGCTGACCCAGTAGAAATGCAAAGGAAAATAAACAATGGCACAAAACACATTATGGAATCAATCGAAGACCTTAGCGGTACCGTTGATGGTCTTGACAATGGCTTGCAGTTGCAGTCTGATTCCGACTAAACAAATAGAAGTAGTAGCAAAACCAATAGAAAGAAAAATTATTCAACCGGTAATGCCGCGTCAGATAGATTTACAAAATCCAACATGGATAGTAGTAAACCCTGACAACTGGGAAGACCAGTTAGCACTTATAGAACAACAAGAAGGAGAATTAGTATTTTTAGCAATGACTATACCAGACTACGAAGTTATGTCATATAATATGCAAGAACTAAAACGATATATTACTGAACTAAAAGATGTAGTAGTATATTACAGAGAGGTTACAATGCCTAATACAATACCAGATAATGAAAAATAAAGTGCCAGCAAGTAGAAAAAGTTTAGAGGCGTTGATTAATCAACAAATCAAAAAATACCCTAATCAAAGGGTAAGACTTGAGAAGGAGTTAGTGAAACTTAAAATCAAGAAGTGAGGGAATAAATATGTTAATGGAATTAGTAGGATATATTACTATGATAGTAACAATTTCGAGTTTAATTGCGGCGTCAACACCGACACCCAAGGACGATGTATGGATTGGCAAACTCTATAAGTTTATAGATATGTTAGCTCTAAATGTCGGAAAAGCAAAGGAAAAGGCAAATGGCTGATGAAAGATTCAGTGGCGATATGTCACGAAACGAAGTAGAAATAGACTTAAGTAAGTTTATGGAACTCGTAACCGAAAACAGTAATCTTAAAGCAAAGATTACAGAAATGGAAGCCAATAAAGAACCTGATAATCCATGGCAGCGTTGGATATTTTTATCTAACATGATAGACGCTTGGAGAATATTTCCAAGAGCATTTCTATCAGTATATATTTTCTTATTATACTATGCCACCATGTGGTTTATGGACTTACCAGACCCAACCTTAGAACAGTCTGGGTTGATTTCAGTTATAGTAGGAGCAGGTGCTGCCTGGTTCGGACTCTATGCTGGAACAGCTAAAGACAAGATAAATTCTAAGTAGTAAAAAATATTTCTTGACATTTGTTTATTATTTTAGTATAATATACTTATGAAAAAATTACAAGACATCAAAAAATTTATCAAATACTGCAAACACTGTGGTGGTCGTAAGAACACTAAAGAATGCAGTGGTTACAAGTGTTGGATTAGATGAATTTATTTTACTTAGATGAAGATTTAGATAAATGTGCGGAGTATCATGTTGACAAGCATATTGTTAAAATGCCTCTCGAGGCAGCACAAATACTTTGCACTACTATCTGGATTGACAAGTATCTAGGCTTTGTTCCTAGAGCTTTGAACGCAGAAGAACGAGAAGTTCTCAACAAGGAGAAAGCATTGATTAAACATCTTCCTCCTGCAGAAAGACCTGTCACACCGTACTTACCTATGATGTACAATCACCCATGCACAATATGGGCAAGATGTTCATTAGACAATCATGAGTGGACACATTGCTATGCTAATGCACTTAATGATGAGTACCATTACAGATATGGCAAACAACACAAATCAATCGTTGAAGTAGTTAATAAACTACCTGAGACAGTAAATATTCCAAGACTGGGCTTTACCCAATTTGGTTTGGCTATGCCAGATGACCTTAAAGATTATGATAATCCAATACAATCGTATAGAGACTATTATCATCTTGATAAGGCTACATTTGCGAAATGGTCACACCGCCCTAAGCCCAGTTGGTGGAATGAAGATTATGCAGACTATGAAAAAAGGATTACTAGAAGCTAATGTATAAATTTGACGAAGATAAAACATTAGATATGTTGACTAAGTATATAGACGATACTTACAACCAACACTACAGCAATGGCAAGATACAAGCTACAGAAGTAATTTTTGATGCTGGTCATGGAGAAGGCTTCTGTATAGGTAATATACTTAAGTATGCACAGAGATACGGCAAGAAAGACGGAAGAAACACAGCAGACTTATTAAAGATAGCACACTATGTAATCATATTGCTAGGAGATAAGCGACAAAACTTTAACAATTATATACAGAGGTACGATAATGGCAATCAAGAGTAAGTCCCACGAAAACCTAACAGAAACAAACATTAATCATGTAATGGAGTTGTTAAACAACGAAAAGCCTATAACAAAGAAAGAAGCATGTAGTATACTGAATATAAGTTATAATACTACACGATTATCAAAAATTATAAAAGAACACTTAGAAACAGTAGAATTTAGAGAAAGAAGAAAAGCCTATAACAAAGGTAAAGGCGCTACTGACATGGAAATTAAACAAGTAGTAAACTTCTATTTGGATGGTAGTAATGTTTCTGATATAGCAAAAAGTCTATATCGTTCACCAGCTTTTATAAAAGCAATTATAGATAGATTGGGCATACCTCAAAAACTTTCTATGACAGATTACGAAGGAAGAAGAAATGCAATGCTACCAGAACAGTGCGTAGCAGAAGAGTTTCAAATTGAAGAAAAAATTTGGGCAGTTAGACAAAACTACCCTGCAATAGTACAAAGACATTTAGGAACAGACAAAGAAACAGGTATTAATAATTATCTTGTGATGACAATAGAATGCACACAAGAAGATTTAAAAGATACTTACTTTCCTCATTTACCTCATGCAGGCAAACAATACTGTTTAGCCTCATATGAAATGGGAAGTCTCAGGCACTTACAAAAATATTTGTAAGCATAAGGAAAACAACATGGAGTATTTTTTAGCGTTTTATATATCAGGCGTAGCGTTAGCTATGTCTCGACTTTATATACCAAGCTGGAAATTAATAAAAAGCGTAGACCCTACAAATCCGTTAGTTCAACATAAAGAATTAGCTTTTTTAGTTATGCTACTTGGTTTCATAATTATACTTATTCCAATAACTCCATCACTATTATCAGACAAGCTAAGAGATAGCTTTTGTGTGTCATTTTGCGACGCAGTCCTAAATAAAAATGGCGTATAGTAAAGAAGTAGTGGAACGATTTGAGAGTGTCTTAGCAAACCCTAAGAAACATTCTGTAGGTCGCTTTGACCCTAAAGACCCCATGGTTGCAACAGGAATGGTTGGAGCTCCCGCATGTGGAGATGTAATGAAACTACAGTTAAAGTTAGATGATGACGATAAAATTATTGATGTCAAGTTCAAAACTTATGGCTGTGGTAGTGCAATAGCAAGTTCTACAATGTTTGTAGAAATGTTAACAGGTAAGACTATTGAAGAAGCAAAACAAATAAAAGATAAAGAAATAGCAGCAGCGTTACAGTTGCCCCCAATTAAGTTACATTGTTCTGTACTAGCAGAAGGTAGCATACGAAATGCAATAGAAGATTGGGAAAATAAAACAAAACACAGGAGACACAATCAATGACTAATTTTTTACTAAAAGCTCTAGTTAAAAGACTAGAAGGACAAATTGAAGTAGCTAAAGCTAATATTAAGGTGTATGAAAGAAATCCAGTAGGGATTGGAGAACACCCTGATGTTGTAGAAGCCATAGAAAGTCAAGTAGAGATAATAGCAACGGCTAGAGATAAGATAGAAGCCATAAACAGTTTAGATTAACCATCAAAAAATATTTCTTGACAAGTGGTTATAAATCTACTATAATATACTTATATTTAAAAAGAAGTTAATATGAGTGATAGATTTTACATGCAGATGCTAGACGCCACAGGTTGGTGTCCAGGCTATCGTAATACTACCACCGTTGACGAATACAAACAAAAATTTTCTAATATTAGGAGAAAAAGAAAAATGGCGTGGACAGATGAAAGCAAGGCTCAAGCAGTCGAAATGTATCAGGAACAAGAACCTACACCTGAGACATCTATGGAGATAGTTAAGGACATCGCAGATGAACTTGGCGAATCACCAAACGGGGTTCGAATGATATTAACTAAAGCAGGTGTTTATGTAAGAAAAACTCCAGCAGCTAAGTCCTCAGGGGGCTCAACTGGTGGTGGTAGAGTTAGTGTAGCAGACGCACAAAGCAAACTAACCGACGTCCTCGGTGACGCAGGTCAGGAAGTTGACTCAGCAATTATTGCAAAACTTACTGGTAAAGCAGCTGTGTACTTCACAACTGTTATCGAAAACCTTAACAAGTAGTTAATTGATATTTTTCTAGGGTAGTATATCTGCCCTAGATTTTTTACATCTTTAATAAGTGACCACAATTTAACAGAATCAAAATATTTTTGTTGGATTAAATTGGAGGCACAATGAAAAAAGATGAGTTTAAAAAACGAATGGCTGACGCAGGTGACGCAGTAGTTACTTACAGAAGTCAAAATTCGCGTAAACTAAAATACAATGTATGCACAATAGATTTCTCTACTGACTATATACAGCAGAAAAGAAATCGAGCCAAAGAAGGGCAGCATACAGTATTATTATTTTGTTGGGACACTGATTCTTATAGAATACTTGTCCCCGAAAATGTAACGAGCATCGTGCCTCTTAACCGAGTCATTAAGAATGATTGATTTAGATGCTCCTGCAATTTATGAAAAAATAATAGAAGAAAGTGATACTGAACAAGTCAGATTAGTTATAAATACTTTTCGAGATGTTGAGTACATTTCCCTTAGAAAATACTACATGGACTTCGAAGAAGAGTGGAAACCTACCCGACAAGGAATTACTATGGCGTTAAACCTTAGTAATAGTAAACACCTCTTCGAAGGACTAGTAGAAATTCTCTCACTAGCAGAATCCAAAGCAATTTTGGAAGATAATTTCAAAGATTTGCTAGATGAAATCTACCTCTAGCAAAAATAGTTCTTGACAATTCCTTAAAATTTTAGTATAATATACTTATGATTATTAAGAATAACCTCAGATATGACCAACACGGTCGTAAACGCAAAAGCAAAGCCACTAAAGGTGTGAGAGCACCAGCACAAGAGTGGAAAACCTTTGCTCCAGAACCTACATATCGTAGGACTACCAAAGAATACCCTTCGGCTCCTATGAGCCAGTATACTCCTGCACGCGATTCCTCTTATAAAAAGGAAGCAAGTAGTAATTACACAGTATCTATAGCATACAACAAGGGCGCGTACCAAGTTATCCCGAAAGAAGAAGTAAAACATATAGGAAAGTAATGAAAGGATTAGAAGCAATGTTGAATCGAGCTAAGATTGCCTATTACAATGGGCAACCTTTTGTGTCAGATGAAGTGTATGACAGACTCGAGGACACTTACAAAAAACATATAGGAGAATTAAGTATTGGAGCCACTCTATCAGGAGATAGATATCCACATGCTTTTCCTATGTATTCATTACAAAAAGTATATGTTGGAGAAAAGAATCCAGCTTCAGTATACAACCTACCCACAGTGGTATCGCCTAAGTTAGACGGTGCTGCTGTGAGTTTGCAGTATATAGGAGGAGTACTAAATCTAGCTCTCACAAGAGGAGATGGCAAAGAAGGGTTAGACATAACAGATAAAATGAGAACATTAGTTCCAAACATTATAGATACTGATGAAAGAGTAGTGCAGATTACAGGAGAAGTAGTAGCACCTCTAGAAGTAGAAAATGCTAGAAACTATGCTGCAGGAGCATTAAACCTAAAAGATGTAGAACAATTTAAAAAGAGAAGATTACTATTCGTAGCCTACAATGTAGAACCTAGTATGAAACAGTTTTACATAGAAGACATGGCAGTTGTAGACTCATGGCTTTTTGATACTTGTCTTACTCAGAAATACGAGAACTTTCCACAAGATGGAACTGTATGGAGAATAGATAGTAATAAAGCATGGAATCAACAAGGACATACTTCTCACCACCCTAGAGGCTCATTCGCTTTGAAAGAAAAGAAAGACGGAGTTATAACTACATTGTTAGATGTAGTATGGCAAGTAGGGAAATCAGGCGCTGTATCACCAGTTGCAATTCTAAAACCTTGTATTATAGGCGAAGCAACAGTAAGTAAAGCAACATTACATAACATGGGTATAATCGAAGACCTAAACCTAGAGATAGGTTGTCAAGTAGAAGTTATCCGAGCAGGGGAAATTATACCCCAAATAGTAGCGAGAGTAGACTAATGATAATAATATATGGAAAAGACAACTGCCCTTATTGTGATATGGCAAAAGGTTTAGCAGAAAGAAAAGGATTAGAATACACCTATTTAAAATTAGGTACAGACTTTGACCAGTTGGAATTATTTACAATGTTTCCAACAGCAAGAACATACCCACAGATTATTTTAAATGATAAAAAGATTGGTGGGTATACAGAATTTGAAAAGTTAATACAGGAGAACAATTAAAATGGACGAAGATTGCGCAGTATATTCAACATATACAGAAGGAAACAGAACAGGCACAGTAGTAAGACATAAGACAGGAAATTATTGGGGAGTACATTTAATTGAGACTCCAACAAGTAATACAGGTTTTTTAATGTGGCACCCTACTAAAAGTGAAAGTTGGTGTGAAGATATAGCCGAGAACTTTTGCCAAGGTATGGTCAATCAAGATGGGAGTATACCAAATGGTTGATACACAAAAATTAGTAGAGGCTATGGAAGAAAGTATAGTATTATTAACTTACACTTGCTTAGTAACAAATGTAGAAAAGCAAAGAGAGGTTACAATAGCAAAACAATTTACAAATAATTTTGAGCTACCTCACAAAATAATAGATAATAAAGTTATGTGTTATGATGTCGAGTTTAGAAAGTGGCATGACATAGAGATAGATACAATAATTAAATGGAAAAGAGTTGAGTAAGGGAGTATACAATCAAACTTATTTTAACAACCACCCTTCTGAAAAAGAAAGAGAGGGTGTTTTATATGGCGTTATTTTAGTAAACCAAACCACATTTGAAAGAGAATGTATCAAGGTGGGTATTGCTAGTGGTAAGGACTGGCGTCATGTAGTAAAACGAAGTCGCGGTTTTAAAGGCTATGACTTAAGAATACAAAGGACTTACCATGATACTTTATACAATGTGTGGAAATGGGAACAGAAGCTACACGAACTGTATAAAAATGACAGTTACAAACCAAAGGTTAAGTTTGGGGGACACACAGAATGCTTTGAAATTTCATCGCTTATTCTGCAGGACTTTCCCAAAAATAGTTCTTGACAAATGGTTGTGAATCTTATATAATATATATACATTTTAGGAGAAAAGAAGATTGAGACAGATAGTACCGCCAACAAATTGCCCTGCTTGCAGTTCAGTTTTAGTTTGGATTAACGACCAACTATTTTGTCAAAACTCTGATTGCAGTGCACAATCTAGTAAGAAACTAGAGCATTTTGCAAAGACTCTAAAAATAAAAGGACTTGGTCCAGCTACT